GCTTGGGTTACTACATATAAATCAATAATATTTGTTGTAGCTGGATCAATTCGTGTTGTATTATTGCTATTATGACGGTACTGGAATTGCAATCCTTGACGACCAGGCTTAATACTATATTGCGGTTGTTCAACTAATGTATAAGAAGGTGTTGTAACTGTTTGATCTTGAAATGATTTATAGAATTTATTTTCTACATAGGCGTAAAATAATTGACCAACTGGATAATCATATTTTACGATTTCAATATCAGATTTATTACCATATGTATATACAACATCGCTTGTAGGTACTATTTGAAATCTGGTTAATGATAAAGCATCTTGAATTAATTCAAAGAAAACATAAATTCCAGTATTATTACCACCATATACATATCCTGTAACAGTCGTAAAGAAATCTGGATTTGTTATAATAGTTCTGTTATTAACATCTGTAGTAGAAACTTCAACTTCAAAATCATTTATATAACCATCACTCTCTACTGTTTGACCAATAATATTAGTTTTTACATCAATGTTTAATGGACTACTAGAGTTTGGTTGTGAATTAGTTTTTAAAATGTTTACGAAATCTTGAAGAATTTTTCCAGTAAAAGGATCATAAACTAGTTTATCTCTTTCAAAACTAAATCTTGTATCTGCTACGCTACCAAAGTAATATGCCAATGATCTATATGTTACTGCATATCTATTATTTCCCAAACTTAAAAAGTTTACAAAATAATTTGGTGCATTATAATTCTCAATAAACCAACGATCTTGTGCAATAGTTAGTGAATTATTGAACACCAATGAAAAACTTTGCTGAAGTTGCATTTTAATTCTGCACTCAGTAATAATGTCGTTTGACAATGTATTATCAAATGACGGTATAATACTAGTTGAATTACTACTATTAACTGGATCCGTTAATGTAGCACCATTAGGAACATAACCATTTAATGTAACTGGGCCGGTACCATTTGTAAATCCACCTCTACCGTTATTGTATCCATCACCAATAACATTTATAACAGTAGTCCAAATAAATGTTGGATTATTTGGGCCTGGAATTCCTGCAACTAAGCGATTGTTATCATCAAAATAATAACCAATTGGCGCATAGAATTTTAGTAAAGCACCCTTTGTGATATACTTGACATTATTAGAGCTATAAGTTCCAATTGGAATAGGAGTATCTATTCCATTTTGAATAATGTAAAAATATCCTGTAATTGAATTGGCATCTACAGTTTTTGTTTGCCAATAAACAGTGCCATCACCGGTAGATGAATTAACTGCATATCTAGGATAAGTTTGAATATAATATTGTAGAGCACGGTTGCTTGCTAACGCATTTGCTAATGAGTCAGTTAAGAATCTAATAATATTACCAGTATTGGTAATAGTTAATGAAAGATTTCCTAAGGCATCGTTTTCATACAATGCACCATCATTGGCAAAAGTATTGGTACTTGAGTACTTGCCGGTTGGATCTAATAAATCTAAATTTTTGCTAACACCAATACTACTACGGTTAATTGCTTTTGACTTGATAATTGAACTGTATAGTGTATATGGGAAGTTGTTATAATCTTCACCATTGACCATACGGTTTTGAGTATAATAGCGTGTGGGTGCTCTTTGTTTAATTTGTGCTAAAGGCTCACGGGCTTGAGCGTTGCTGACAGGAGTTGTTAACTCTAAGCTAAGAGTTAATGATTCTACTCTACCTATTCTACTGATATAGTTAAAGGTAACTGAAATGCCCTGCATCTCATTTGGATCAATAGTATATGTAATACCATTACTGGATCTTACATATGCTCTAAAGTTTCCAACAGGGATCTTGCTAAAGACACCGTCACCGAATACATAACTTACTTGGTCGTTGAATCTAGAATTCACGCTGAAAACTTCGCGTCTGCTACTCTCAGTCTGAAGATATGCGTCAGCATAAATGTTATCTACTTTTTTCCACAATACATTTGTTTGATTTGTATCACTTAGTTGATATAACCAAGTATCAGTATTATTAATACCTTGAATGTCAATATCAATAACCTGATTGGCAATTTGCTGTTCTAAAGAAAAATCTGAATTTTGCAAAGTACCTTGTTTGAAATAGAAAAAATATCCTGTATTTGGGCTACCATAGCCTAGTCTGTCATTTCTATACAGCATGTTAAATCTGCCACTAGGTGCAGGAGGTATTTCATAGATAGTATCGCTGTCCACACTAGACACACTAACTAATTCAAAACCCATATTGATGCCATCAACTACGCTACTAAACGGAACGATAGGTAAGCTGTTCTGTGGGATTGATAACGAATATTCGCTAGTAGTTACTCCTAAGATTTCAGCAACATTACCGGGTCTTCCGATTCGTTGTGTATTAATCAAGGCAGCGTTGATAATTGTGTTAAATTGTTCTAACCAATTTGAATTAGCAGGGTCATTCCATAAAATTGGAATGTTACTTAAATTGTTTCCATTTAGATCAGTAATATTCTGAGTAGTTTGTATACTGGTAACTTTCAAATACCCTTGCGCTGTTAAATTTCTTTTTGGAGTATAGCTAACTAAATTTGCTAGTTTAATAACTGAATCACGGCGTTCAGCAGTATCAATAAAGTTTTCACGGGTATTTAAGTCATTTCTGAAGGCAAGACCTTGGCCCATGAAGGCGATAACATCTAATAGTGCAATAAATTCACTGGATTCAATATAATCATTGAATGTTTCTGGGTAGTAAGTACGAAGGTAATCAATGAAACTTTTACGCAGGGTTTCGTAGTCATAGCTACGGAAATCAGCCTCTCTAAATGTCTGGTAGAAGGCTTTCCAATCATTAACCCCAAAAAGTGCGGATTGTCTTGAACTTGTTGCCATAGAATATTCTCTTTTAAGTATTTATCATACCTAAAACCTGGCGTTTTTAAGGGTTATTGAATAATTGCTTGATTCAAATCTCTGTCAAAGAATACACTTAAAATCTGTGCGTCATTAAACGGAGCAATAGCTAATTCAACTTCTAATAGTATCCCGTTTTCTTGGGGGAATGCTTTGACATAATTTATTATAAGTCTTGGATCTAAACTAGCAACTCTACGAATTTCATTTTCTAATTGAAACTGTACATCGGCTGTATTAGGTTCAAACACAAAGCTCCAAAGAGTTGTACCATATTCAGGCTTTCCAACTTTTTGCCCTTGTTGTATATTCAGTGCGTTGACAAAATCTTGTATAACCAACGGTTGATCAACTAACCTATACTTTTTTCCAAAGTTAATAGGCTTTACTACACTACCAAATCCACCGTCTACCCCTCCCGGAGCATTGGTTGTTCGTGGTTGATTTGACCCTATTGTGCTAAATCCAATGTATGTAGGCATATATTATTTATATTATGTTGCTAAAGAGGCCGTGTATGCCTTGTATTTTTCAACAGAGTCTTTGTACGCTGCTACGTATTCTTGTAAGGCAGCTTGCAATTCTGGATCACCTTCGGGTAATGTATTTTTAAGTTCACGATATTTGGTTTGTGCTATTTTTAGTTTTGCTACTGCTTCTTCTGCTACTTTGTATAATCTATTTGCTTCTGCATTTTTTTTGTCTCTTTCCTCTCTAATTTTATCTAGTGGATTTTCTGTTTTAATAGTTCCAGTGTAATTTGGAGTAGGAATTCCAGGACCCAATAAGCTAGAGATACCGGATGTAATTTCAGTTCGGTTAGTTGTGTCAATACCAACTGCCGGCAGTTTAATTGGCGTAGATCCTGAAGCACTTAAACTAGACAATGCACTATTCAATTGCGATGCTAGTCCTGCAGGTAACCCGGCGCTTGCTAAACTTGTCAACGAAGAACCAGATTTTAATTTATCAAGTGCGCCTGTTACTTGGCTTGCTGCTCCGGAAACTGTACCAGTTACTTGACCTGCTACACCTGCAACTGCTCCAGTAACTCTAGCTGAAGCTGCACCAACCGCACTATTCAATGATATATTATTCATTGAAGCTGTGGTTGAGTTGCTAATCAATCCAGATATAGCTTCAGTTCCGGGAACTTTATTTGTAGCACCCGCCGCTTTACTGACTACAGTAGCAACTGCTGATTGGGCGCCCGGTAATGCTGACACTCCACTAGCAATAGTTGAGGATAGACTTGCTGTTGTATTTTTAGCCAGATCAGTAACATTTCCAGGAACTGCATTTGCACTTTCAGCAATGGATTTTAAATTCTGTGGTACATTTGGCTTGAAAGATTTAAATGACGCAGTGATTGCTGCAAACGCAGATCCTGCTACACCTTTGGCTGCGTCTAATAAACCACTTATTCCTGTAGATTTCCCTAATGCTCCAACCGCACCACTTATTGCACCCAATCCACCTGATACATTTTGTGCTAATCCTGCGGCAAAACTTCCTGATTTGATTGTATTTGCAATATTACTGACAGCGCCTAAACCACCGGCAACAGCCGCTGTTGCGCCGCCCACTAAGTTAGAAACGGCTCCGGTGACATTATTTGAAATATTCTTTACAGCATTTAATGTAGCATTAACTCCATTTTGAGATCCAGACATTACTAAACCTGCTAATACCTGCGGAGATTCTTTGCCTGTAATTGCTCCTGCACTAGTGAGCGAAGTTTGCGCAGATTTCAAATTATCAATTGTTGCAGATACTTGAGCAGTTGGGTTTTGAACTAATTTTTGTAAGTTTTCTGCTCCGGGTTTACCTGTAAACAAATTAGTTGACATTGCTGATTGAATCTTTGCACCGCTTGCAGCCAATGCATTAACCAATGGTGCAGAACCGGGTTTTAATATTTTTGCTGTTTCTAATTGTTTTGGGGTTAATGCAGTTGAGCCAACCGCCGCTTTTACTCCTTGCGGAGTTTGCACAACACCTGCACCGGCTGCTACTGCAGCCGCAGCTGGACCAGTTGCTGCTGCTTGTGCCAAAGAACCAACTACAGATTTAGTTGTATTTTTGTCTAGGGCTGCACTTACCGCTGATGTACTTGGTACTGTAGCAACTGTAGCAGGGGAGACCAATGATGCATTTGGTGCGCTTGCTGATGCGTTATAGGTGCCGGCTACTGCTGCACTGGGCGCTTGTGGCAATTGACTACTTGCATTCATGTCTACTTTAATGTCAACACCCTGTCCTGCACTAGCCCAAGGTGCATGTGCAGGTGCCCTAGATGTTATACTTAAAAGTTTTCCGGGGGCAGCGGCAAATCCCTTTTGACTATCAAACAATGTATCGGTATGCGCAATCACAGGAATTGGCTTCACTTCTTTAGGAGTAACCGATGTTTGTCCAGTATTCAGATTAATCCGTTCCCCGTTTATATATGTAATTGCAGTACTAGCGAATGATGCAGTACCTTCTGATCCTAAACTCATAGGGCCGTCTACTTTGTGCGTATGAGTTCCTGTTGTGTGTACTGAATAATTAGAACCAATTTTATGATTTGTATCTTTTTCTGAATTGATATTAATTGATTCAGCTTGTAAATTTAAATTTTTAGCAGCATTGATATTAACATCCCTATCAGCATGTAAATTTAAATCACCTTGTGTTCTGATGTTAACTGAGTTAGTTGAGAATAGATCAATAGTACCTTCTTTGCCTAATTCTATATAACTTTGACCATTGGCATGAAGAATCATTAATGTTTGACCATTGTCGCTCATTAATATTTGATGACCCAATGCTGTACGCAATCGTATAAGAGCATCATTACCTATTAAATCTCCGTCATCCATTACAAACGTGTGACCACCACGTCTTGAAATAACTTTTAAACCAGGTACTTGCTTGCCTTCTTTGACTAAGCTTGCAATTTTATCTTCATCATATCCACCTTCGTAAATAGGTCTACCTTGTGTGCTTATACCAAACACCCTACTAGGAGTTTCACGGTTAGCACTACTTGATATTGGTCCGCGAATTGGATCTCTTAAAATACCTTGCTGCCACATTGCCTGTGCCACATAAGTATGTACAGGTTTGGCTTCATTTAAAAAGTTTGAACTTTCAGCTTTTGCTTTATCATTTGTGTTTAAGTTGGTTACCGGTAATTTAGTTGCGCCACCGAATTTTACTGCTTCACTTTCATTCAACGTGACGTCCGGTGCAGAGCCAATAGCAGGCACCATATGCATTGCCTCTGGCTCAGGTACACATCCTATATAAAATCCATAGTTTGGATCACCATTAACAAAAATACAAATAACAGTTGTCCCAATATCAGGCGGACTATTCCAAAATCCATAACTGGTGGGGTTAGTTAGATAAGAACCGTAACTGTTTTCGCCGGACGAAGATGGTATAAATCCAAAGAAAGGTGGAAGATAACTAACAGGAGTCCAATTTTTTTCATCATTGGGATCTTTGCCGTTTAATCCCGATATGTAAACACGAATTCTTCCTGAACGAATGGGATCTATATTATCTTTTACAATGCCAAATACTGGAACTGTCTTAACAATAGCTCCACCACTGTCTGGCTTAGCTCCTTTAACCCCTTTTCTAGGTAACCATAAGTTATCGTAACTCATTCTTCTCTGCCCCCCTGATCAACCGGTTGTCCACCAGATGCCTCATTTTCATTGTCTGCCGGTGAAACATTGGATGGTGTCTCTGTGGGCACCTCGGAGTATTGTTCTGGAGGTTCTTGTAACAAGCCTGTGTTACTTGTAGTTCCATTGCCAGATTCAGAAGGAGAGCTACCTGTTCTTCCTTCAGCCTCGCGAGTATCTTCACGTTGATTTTCTGAATTAGTTGTATTATTGGATGCGTTACTCCATGCATTCTCATCAGAACTAAACGTGTTGATAGAACATGTTATTTCTTGTATAAATTTACCTTTACTAAAGGTAGCATCAACATTACGAACCCAAAAACTCACGCCATTAACTAATTTTTTAATACTTTCTGGATATTGCCAAAATACTATTTGATCATTAATGTCTAATAAGCCGGTGTTATTTTCATAATCAATTGCTTCTTTGAAATTTAATTCAATGAATACTTGCCCTGTTCTTGGATTAATAGTTCTACCATCGGCTTCATAAAAAGTTTTATAAACTGGTAGTGTTCTAACATCTGTAAATGAATCTTGCATTAAAAAATCAGGATCTCCTAATATTGTAATTTTAGCCGTACTAAATGATTTTGGGTCAAATAAATTTGTTAGGTATGCACCCTGAGCTTGCATGCCTACTCCTTTTGCACCTGTAACATCTGCATTTTGGGGGAAACCCTGTACTACAGGTATTCCCGCTTGTCCCGATTTCACTGTTGCAGAATTTGTGGGGTCTAATGCTACAATAAAATATCCATTGTTATTTGTTTGTTCATAACTAATAACTTCACTGTTTTTTCCTGTAAACCAATAATCATACCTTTTTACTGGACCATAATATTTTTGAGAATTGTTTGAGTATGCATTTACTAATACTGGCGTTTCATAAGGTGAAATTAATAGTGTAATTTCATATGCATACTGATTTAATCTAGTGTCATATCCAATTACTTTTACTTTACTAGATAAATTATACCATTTAACAGTATCGGGTTTATCTTTATTTGGTTCTTCTTCAAAATCTTTTTTATTTGGATCTGGTTGATTTACAGAATCATAAACAGTTTTTAAGGCTTGCGTCATGTACTCGCTTTGTACAATAACTCTTTCTACACACGCAATAATTGAAGTACTACTTAATAATGTTATAGTTTTTTTTGTAAGATTTGGATTTGATCGTGCCGCGGTCACTTCATTAACTTCAGCAGTGTTTTTAGCAGGGGTCCACCCGGCTTTAAGTTTGTCCAGATCATTTGGTAATACAATTTTAGCATTTCGTAAAGTTTCAGTATCCCCAATAAATTCTAATTTATAAACATTTGGAATTAAAGCACCTGAAGTTTTTTGCCAGGCATTTAATTGGTCTATCATACCATTAGGACCAGTTAAAGCTTCTTCAACATTACTGGCTTCTAATGTTACATTTTTATTAAATACTCCACGCATCAATGTGAATGTTTCATAGGGGGCGACTGACACTGCATTTATGTTATAAACTACAGCTTTACCATCTATTTTAAAGTTTATTTTGTTTAAATTGATAGTATAAAATGTTTCATATACTCCATTGCCCGAGCCGTTAGGGTCTGTTATGCTTCCGTTTATCAATTCTTTTCCGGTTAGTAAATTCCCAACCGAGTCGTATCCTTGAAATCTTATTCCCAACACAAATTTTTGTCTGCTTGGATTTCGTTGTTCTTTGGCATTTAATGTTTCGCTATACTGAGCGATAGCGTCTGCTGCAATTTTTAAACGATTTAAAAAACTAAATCCATATGGTTCAATAACTTGAAATGAAAATGTAGTCTGTATAGTAGTAGATCCAGTTGTGCTTGGGGCAATCAAACTTTTAATTTTTAATTCATCAATGGCGTAGTCTAATTCAAAACCGGGTGCTCTTGGAGTAGTTTTGTTATTTGAGCCACCGCTTTGTAATATTAAATAGGCGCCGCCTTTTAAATTACTACTAGAACTATCAGTTGTAGTTTTACCTATTACTAAATCTTTAATATTTTTTCTACCAGATTCTTCAAACGCATTGAAAGCATCAGGTGTAAGCATATACAAAGAAAGTTGATATGTGTAACTTGAAAATAAACTTAATGGATTTTTTCTTATAGTGGGTTTTTTAGAAGCCGGAGTAGACGCCGGTGTGCCTGACTTTCCTGCAGTTGTGGTGCCTGCGTTTGGGCTACTAGTTGAGTTTAGTGGAGAAAGTGCAGGAGGATTTACTCCACTATTAACTTGATTTTGTGTATCTGTGGTATTATTTTGCTGAGTACCACTATCATCGTCTAATAATGTAACTGGCATTTATATTCCCAATATCTGCTTCAATGTATCTAATTTAGGTATATAAATACTGACCCCTGCTTTAAAATCAAACAATGGGTCTTTTAACTTGTTTGGATTTCTTTGCGCAAATGCCCACCACAATCTACTATCCTGATATAAGTCATATGCTAATAAATCAGGTCTGTATTCATATACTGGTTTTATTTCCATATACACATCACTGGATAGCATAGGTATAGGACGATTAACCATTATGTCTAAAAACTGAGCTTTGTAAATATCAGTTGCGTTATACGGACTTGTTGCCGGATATGAGTTATTAACAGCCATTACCAAATACCTCCGCGCTTAGTTTGTGTTCCGCGCATTAATTTTCCTGTTGCATATTCTTTCAAACTGAAATAAGTGCTTATGTTATTTCTACTTATAATTGGAACAGCACTGATAGTTATTTGCATTTTGGTTGGGACATATGTAGGAGTAACTGTTCCTCCTGTTTGTTCGCTAAAATCCGGAGGCTCTGTAAGACCACCGAATCCAACACCAGAACCTGCCATTCTTGCACTAGAGGGATTATATGTGTTGTTAGGCACGTTAGACGCTGACTTGTTTACACCAGCCAATGTAGTTTCATTGGTTGTAGCTCTAATATAATCAACTTCAGTAGGTAAACTATAGTTAAATGTTGTAATTGCCAATGGATGTGCTTCAAATTGAAATGCTCCCAATCCATACAAATAACACAATGGGGGAGGAGTTCCGGGAGCAGGACCATCATCTTGACCATAAAACATTTTTGTCACTGACCTAAAAAAGTGTATGACTGCAAGCAAATAATTTGCTTCGTAAGTATCCTGTGCAGTAAAGTCGCAAGTAATGGTAACTTGATCAATACCACTATTTTTATACTGATAAACTTTATAGTTTGTATGTACTAGATCGGTTGCATCATAATGTGCAGCATAATTTACTTGAATACTAGGTGTATAAGGGAACAACACTCCGTCGGTAGCTGCCAATGGTGCTAAGATTCCAGGTTTAGGTGCTTTATAAAGATATTTTGCGCCCGGTGTTAAACTTAAACGGACACGCCAGTCTTTTTTAAGTTCAAAGTTTGCCTGATCTTGTTTAGTGGCTTGCTGTCTTGCATTTTTTGTTGCAGCCAAGCCTTGTGCTGCCGTTGTGTAATATGTTTCACCTGTTTCAGGATTTATTGCCACACCTTGTGCTACAGTGCCATCTTCTGCTCTAATTGGTATACCTGAAGTATTTGCATCTATTGTTTTTTGCTGTTGAACAGCTTCATCAACTCCAGCAAATTCGTCAAAGGGTTGATCATCTCCTCTTGGTGGGTCTGTATAAATTACATCACCAGTTTCCGTATTTCTTAAAGCACCGGTAGCAGGTGTACCGTCTTCCGACAACACGGTTGTAGTTCCTTGTTGCCTTACTATAGCATCATCTAAATTTCCAAATTCTGTATCAACATTTGCCGGTTGTGACACTGGGGGCTGTTCTGCGTTAGCTGTTGAAGAAGTCAATGGGGTTGTAGTCTGTGGTTGCGATACAGTCGGAGTCGCATTTCCCAATGTGTTTGTTACAGCCCCTCCCGTTACTGCAACTGCGGTAGCATTTGACACCGGAGGGTCTTCCACAGGAGGAACTGCGTTTGCGTTGCTTGCGGGCACCACTGGCGCCGGGGGGTTAGGATTTTGGGGTACGGTAGAATTGGTAGCAGTCGCGGCTGTGTCGGCACTTTGAGCCTGTGAAGTAACATTAGTTTGTACTGTACTCAAGGCGGATATTCCGGCTCCAATGGACAAAATTGATCCGCCTTGATTCCTTATTTGAAATGACAATTCAGCACGATTTTTTGCAGTTAATGGACTCTCGCCAGCAGGCAGAGTGAATGAGACTCTGATACCAGTAGCTGAAGTTATTGTATAAGCTATAGTATTAGCTTCGGTGTTAAACACTGCATTGGTGGTTGACCCATCAGTATTGTTAACTGTATTGCTATATTGTGGCATAATCTCTTTTATCCTTAATTATATTTATCGCATAAATAAGTGTGCTATTTTCCCTTTTCTCCCCCTAAACTGTTGCAATTTTGCAACTTCTATGCTACATTGCTAGCAAATTATAAAAGGAACCTATGACTTTACCAACCAAAAAACCCGTCAATTATCTTAACAATAAAGATATATTGAAGGAAATTCATGAAAGCAAAACAACATATTGTTACTACACAAAACAAGAATACAACCGTTACGATTATATTGTGGACATGCCCCATGAAACATTAGAAAAGTGTTTTGAGCATGCGAACAAACCAGAAATTATTCAATTAGCCAAAGAAAATCGCGCAGCTAGGTTATCAGTAGAAACCGGTGAAAAAGTTGACCCGAACACTATACTAACTACCGATTTAGTCTTTAGAGTTATGACTTGGGATCATATTCCATTGAGTCAGAAACAACCCAGAAAAACTGTAAAAAAGAAAAGCGCCAAAGACATATTTGACTTTGACGAGCCGGATCCCGATGAAATCTTTGCAGATTTAGAAGATAGTACAACCAAAGATGAAGTAGATGACATGGTTCATGTCAAGGTTAATTTTCCACCATTTCAACACTACAAGATTGACGAAACCAATACATTTTATTGTGTCGGAAAGAGTCATTGGACTGGTGGTTTAAAGATGGGTCAGTTCAGCAAAGACCACGGTAAAATTACCAATAAATTAGCTCGCATGTATATTATGATGTGCGAAAAGTACGCTATGAAGTATAACTGGAGAGGTTATACATATAATGACGAAATGCGTAACAGTGCCATTCTTCAGTTGACGTATGTTGGTTTGCGTTTCAACGAAGCCAAATCTAGTAACCCATTTGCTTACTACACCGCAGCTATTACCAATAGTTTTTGTCGTGTACTAAACACTGAAAAGCGTAATCAAAACATCCGTGATGACATTCTAGAACTAAATGGACTTAACCCAAGTTGGTCTAGACAGGGTGCTGGCGCCGGTGGCGCAGTCATGTTTGACGAATAATTTATCCAATAGCGTTGTAATCCAACGCTATTTTCATTATACTGTTTGAATGAGTAACCTTTTTAAGAAAGCGGCTGTTTTTACCGATATCCATTTTGGATTGAAGTCAAACAGCTTGCAACATAACCAAGACTGTTCCAATTTCGTAGATTGGTTTATTGAAAAAGCAAAAAAAGAAAACTGTGAAACATGTTTCTTTCTAGGTGATTACAATCATCATAGAGCAAGTATCAATATCCACACACTTCAATTTGGATTACAAGCATTAGAAAAGTTAAACAATGCATTTGACCATGTCTACTTCATCCCCGGTAATCATGATTTATATTACAGGGATCGCAGAGATATTCATAGTGTTGAATGGGCGAAACATTTACCCAATGTACAAATTATAAATGATTTTTACAAAGACGGTGATGTAGTCATTGCCCCCTGGCTCGTACAAGAAGATTACAAAAAACTAAAGAAAATGTCTGGCAAGTATTTGTTCGGGCATTTAGAACTCCCCAATTTCTACATGAATGCTATGGTTGAAATGCCAGATCACGGTGAAATCAACGAATCTCACTTAACTGGTTTTGACAAAGCATTCAGCGGTCACTTTCATAAGCGTCAAGCCCGTAAAAATATTTGGTATATTGGTAATGCGTTCCCACATAACTATGCTGACGCCGGAGATGATCAACGTGGTATGATGGTGTTAGAGTGGGGGCAAGACCCTGTATTTCATAGCTGGCCACGACAGCCCGTTTACCGCGTACACAAACTCAGCGAAATACTAGAACAACCAGAAGGCTATCTTTTGATTGATAGCCATGTTAGAGTACATCTAGACATTGAAATCAGCTATGAGGAGGCTAACTTTTTGCGTGAAACATGGATTCCTGAATATAAGTTGCGTGAAATGACATTGATACCAATGAAGTTGGAACAAGCAGAAACTCAAGGACACGATGGGCTTAAGTTTGAAAGCGTTGACCAGATCATATTAGATCAAATCAATAGTATTGAGAGCAAAAGCTTTGACAAAAAGATGTTACTAGAAATTTATAATAACCTATGATTGTATTAAAGAATATTACCCTTCGGAACTTTTTAAGTATTGGACAAGTTACACAGGCAGTTGACTTTGACAAAAAAGATTTAACATTGATTCTAGGTGAAAACTTAGACTTAGGTGGCGATGGTGCCAGAAATGGTACCGGTAAAACCACATTGATTCAGGGTCTATGCTATGCGTTGTTTGGAGTTCCGATCAATAATATTCGTAAAGACAATTTGGTTAACAGAACAAATGCCAAAGGCATGTTGGTTACATTAGAGTTTAATGTTAACGGTACTGACTACAAAATTGAGCGTGGTCGTAAGCCAAACATTCTTAAGTTCTATGTAAATGATGTTCAACAAAAAGCAACCGAAGACCAACAGGGTGAAAACAAAGAAACACAATCTGCTATTGAGCGTGTGTTGAGTATGACTCCTGATATGTTCCGTCACATTGTTGCGTTGAACACATATTCAGAACCTTTCCTTGCATTAAAATCTAACGAACAACGGGACATCATTGAACAACTGTTGGGTATTACTTTGCTTTCAGAAAAAGCTGAAGTTATCAAAGACTTGATTCGTCAGAGTAAAGACGGCATTCAACAAGAAGAATTCCGTATTAAGGCAGTAGAAGAAGCCAACAAGAGAGTTAAAGAACAGATTGACAGTCTAAAGCGTAGACAAAAGCTTTGGCAGTTAAAGCATGACGAAGATTTAGAAAAGCTTGCTACTCAGTATACAAGATTGAGTCAAATCAACATTGAAAATGAACTACAGGCTCACAAAGATTTAGCTACATACAACCAACAGGTTGTACTGAAAACTGCATATGACAGTAAAGTTGATAGCCTTAGAAAAGATATTGCCAAAGAAGGTAAAAACTATACAAAACTAGAAACTGAAGTTAGTACGCTCAAAGATCATAAGTGCTATGCTTGTGGCCAAGAGTTCCATGATGAACAGCATACTACAGTGTTGAAAAATAAACATGAGCTTTTAGCTGAAAGCGACAGTCTATTAAAAGATTATAAGTTTCAATTGGATGAATTAGTTGCTAATCCTGTTACAGTCATGGAAGAACCCACGACTCATTATAAAACAGAAGCTGAGGCAGTCAAGCATAGTTCAGAGGTTGATAACTTAATCACTCAGATAGAACAAAAAACACAAGAAACTGATCCATACGGAGAACAAATCTCTGAAATGGAAAGCCAGGCATTGCAGGAAGTTAATTTTGATAGAATAAATCAAATCACAAGAACCATGGAACATCAAAAGTTCTTGCTTGATTTGTTGACTAGCAAAGATAGTTTTGTCCGTAAAAAGATCATTGATCAGAATCTAAGCTATCTGAACGCAAGATTAACGCACTATCTTGATAAAATTGGGTTGCCGCATCAAGTTGTATTCAAAAATGATTTACAAGTTGAAATTACAGAGTTAGGTCGTGAACTTGACTTTGATAACTTAAGTCGCGGCGAACGCAATAGATTGATTCTTGGTTTAAGTTTTGCTTTCCGTGATGTATGGGAAAATCTGTACAGCCCAATAAATACACTGTTTATTGACGAACTTATTGATTCAGGTTTAGATACGATAGGCGTAGAAAACTCTATTGCTATTCTTAAAGACATGAGCCGTCGTAGACATAAATCAATTTGGCTAGTATCACACCGTGAAGAACTTGCGGGACGAGTACCAAATGTATTAAAAGTAATAAAAGAAAATGGTTTTACATCATACAACACAGCAGTTGATGTAGAATAATTTTCAATGTCATTGAACTAACATAAGTATTCACATGCCAAGTCCACAAAAACAAAAAGGTTCTAGTTTTGAGCGAGAAATCGCACAGTATCTAACTAAGTCGTACGGAGAATCATTTATCCGTGCTCCTGGTTCTGGGGCTTATGTTGGTGGAAAAAATCAAAGTCGCAAGCAAGTTTTACATGAAGGTCAAGTTAGAAGCTTTAAAGGTGACATTGTTCCCGGTCAAAGCTTTCCTAAATTTAACGCAGAATGTAAAAGTTATGCTGACTTTCCCTTTCATTTAGTACTTACAGGTAACTGCAAAGTATTAGATGCTTGGCTAGATCAAATGATGGATGTTAGTGAACCCTACGATTTAAATATTCTGTTCATGAAATTTAATCGCAAGGGCAAGTTTGTTTGCGTACAGAGTAAACTAACTTGGATTACAGACCAATTTTTATATTATACATCAGCAAAATATCAAGACTGGCTTATTATAGAATTTGAACATTTCTTTAAACATAACACTGATTTAGTAAAAACATATTCAGGCTCAAATGACACCAAGTCAATAACAAACATCCAAACAAAAAACATACTTCCCACTTTAAATTTACACTAAAAATTAGTTGTCTGAATTGTCAGACCTCCTTGAGTTTGTACAGATAGTGCTGTGCTGACGGATCTGGAGTAAACGAGGATAGTTTCCTGTCCTCGGAATACCGAGAGTGCAATCGACAAAGCGAACACTCAACAAGCCTATAACTACTCTGCTTTGATGTTATAGGATGTGCGTTGCCGAAGCGGTGTCTAGAGACATTAGCTTTACTACAGACCATAAACTTTACAGGGCAACCGGTAGCGTAATATATCAGAAATAGGTGATATTACGGGTAAAAGCAGCTATGGATGACGGGCATGGCAAGTTTCCATTGGTAGTGCTGAATAGCACTACCATGGCTTCAAAGCGGCAATATAATCTTCCTAAAGAAAAAAATTAACACAGTTCTTAAGAGTAAACCCGAGAACGAGCGTAGCGAAGTTCTCAGATGAACGAAGTTCATCTATTAAGTAAACCCGATAGTTAGATAAATGAATAATAACGGCTAGAAGAATGGCAATTGAGTTTTCTTAGTTGTTTCTAAGTTATCATCAATAATTTTACTTAGGGCTTCTCTTTCTTGGGCTGACATATTCAATACATCAACATAAGATACCCCACCCCGCATATACCATGAAAATCTTAAAGCCGTTTCTTTTATAAGATTGGTTTCTTTTTCCATGCCATCAAGTAGCTTCTTGACCTCTTCGGGTTTTAGGTTAAGAAGCTTTAGGCGAAAAAATCAGAAACGTTCAATACAAATGGTTGCTCATAATCATGTGAGCAAGAAATACACTTTAATTTTAATGGTTTGGTTTCAGTAGATGCTCTCAATTCAATACTTGTATTTTTGATTCTTTCGTATGTATTTCTATCGGAATTTTTCAAGAAATCCATAATGTGTTCTTTGTTATCTACCTTTAAAGTAGGTGTTTGTACATGTTCAATACTTTCGCAAATTACTGATAATGTAATGTTGTTAATTGCACTTAGTAACCTACTACTTTCTTTTAATTTTTTATCGTCATCCTCAATTACACTAGCTTGAATCATTGCTCTTTGTAATTCGGTTTGTGCAATATTAGCATCATTGATTTGCTTATAGCTCAATGGTTTGAATTTAACTTTTAATTCACCCAAATCTAAAGGTGTATTATAATCACCGGGTGTGTAAGTTTGTAATATTCCACTAAGATTAACTCCGTAGCTACTTGAATCGTCACACTTTGGGCAAGTGCTTTCTAATTCTAAAGTACCGTCACCGCTAGCCGCTCTGATAGCAACCAATATAGGATCAATGTCTATCGCAGGAATAACCCATGGGTTTTTGATAGAAGGAACACAGCTTTTAATAATGTCCGTCACTGCTACGCCGTTGTACAATGCATCTGGTGTTTTGCTAGTTATTTCGTCAATCGCCGTCATTGGATAAATCGGAACTTCTCCGTTCTCGGGCATATCAATTGAGTCTGCAGGATAAAAGTTCCCACCGCTAGGTAGTTTTAAGTATAATGCTGGTCTGCGAAAATACTGTCTTAACGGATTATCTGTCATGATCTAAAATCTCCAAATATTTGGTCATAAATACTTTTATATTTATAAGTAGCAAAAATGGATGAAAATAACCTAGATCCTGAACAAATTCGTCAATTGAATGAAGCCTTCCAAGAACTTCAAGAAACAGTTCGATCCACAACGGAAGCAGTGAAAACTAAAGACCTGCAGAAAAGTGTTGATAATACTAAAAAATCTGTTGATAAGTTGCAAACTGAATTTGATAAGTTAGCTCAACTAATAAAAACTACATCTAGCACCATGCGTGCTACAAAAGAGTCATCAGAAAAACAGACTAAGGCCGGACAAACTAATGCAAACATTTCTAGTTTTGACAACATAATGAAGTCTGTCACTACTGGATTTTCTGGTCTAAACAATGCAACTATAAATTTAATAAAAAGTTTTTCTAATCTTTCCGATCTGTTGAAGGATAAAACAACTACAACAAAAGTTGCGCCAAAGGTGCCGGCTTCATTGGAAAATATAACAGCAGAAAATGTAACCATTGAAAGCTTGCAGAAATTCGTAAAATCATTAGATGAAGCAGAGAAGTCAATTTTACGAAACACTGGATATATCAAAGATAGTAACGGAAATTGGAAGAAATACAGCTCCTTAATGGATATTGCTGTTCAAAAACAAGAAGGCTCTATTAGTGTAGCAGAGAAACAACTTGCTGCAATGGAAGATACCGTAAGAAGTTATGGGTACGTGCAGAATGAAAACGGTAAGTGGGTTTCTAGTATTGCCGAATTAACTGATGTTCAAAAGAAACAATTAGCAGAAAAGAAAGAAGAACTAGAACAACTTATTAAGGAAGGTAAAGCCCGTAAGGAACAAGAAGACAGGGAAAGCAAACGAAAAAAATCTGAAGAGGATTTAACAAAGAACTTTAGAGAGTTGGCGAAGGCTACAGGCAGTGATTTGGCTAAAAATTTCTTTAATAGCTCAAAGGGCATGGGAAAATATGGTGAGACTCTCGGTAAGTTTGGTGATGGCATTATTGACGCAACTAAACACTTGAATCCTTTGAGAAAAGCCGCCGGTCAAGCCGCTGCCGCGCTATTTAAATTAGTAGCGGCTGCATTAAAACAGAATGAAGTTCTTAACAAAGCCTATGAATCTTTAAGTGAATTTGGAGCAGTAGACTCTAGGGGCATCGCTCAGATGTTTGCCAATTTGCAAAACATGGGCCTTACTGTTGATCAAATTGACAAATTTACCGATGTATTAAAAACTGCAGGTCCTAATTTAGCATTTTTGGGTACTACTGCTGCTGAAGGTGCTAAAAAATTTGCCGATACATTTGCTAGTATAAAAAATAGTGGAGTTGAAGAACAACTCTACATGTTGGGTTTTAATACTCAAACATTACTTAAAACCATGCTCCAGTATGAAGGACAAATGGGTCGTTTGGGTAAATTACAAAATATGTCAATTGCTGAATTGGCAAAACGAAGTACAGAATATGCTAAAAACTTAGATATTTTATCTAAGCTTACAGGTGAATCAAGAGAATCATTAGAAAAACAACAAGAACAAGAATTGGCTGATACTCAATATCGTTTGTATATACAGCAATTAAATGTAAAGGAAGCAGAAAAACTTCAATATGCAGTATCGTTGATGAACACTTATGGTAAAGATACTGCCGAGGGATTTAAAAATATCATAACTAATGCTGGAAATGTTACTACAGAAGCCGGTGCACAATTTTTACTATCATTAAATGAACAAGGTCGTAATGCTATTCAACGATTTAGAAAAGTAGAAATTGACGCTGACCAATTAAATTATGAAATTGCATTATCTAAAAAATCTCAATTGAAAGCTTTAGGTATTGACATAGAAGCTACGAAATCTATGTCGGATGAAAGAGTAAACGCTTTAATAGCCGAAAAGGGTGTTGCAGAGAGTATGAACATGACGGCTGAAGCAGTTAATGGAATTGTCAAAACTCTACAAAAAACTCCTGAAGAAGTTCAAAATGAACGCAAAAAGCAATTGGAGCAAATGAAAAAGGACAATGATTCTCAACGTGCTTTAGAAGTTGTCAGAAGTATAACGGAACGAAACTTTGAACAGGCAAAAGATAGATTGGTTCAATTAGTTGGAAAGGGTGTCACTGGAGCGTTTGAAAAATTAATGGCAGTGATAAATGGGTTTGGTAAATGGTTAGCTAATATTGTCGCTAAATTTGGAGGTCCTGACCTAAGAGATTTGTTTGAATCCACAACCGATATCGCTAACAATTTAAAACAAACAGAAACAGAATTAGAAAAGACCAATAAAAAAATTGCTGAGGCATTAGTTGCTAGAGAAAATTACGAAAAAACTCAGAATGAATGGTTAGCTAAAGCACGAGAGCGTGAAAAGTTGCAAGAAGAACTTAGCAATACAAAAGATGCAGCTGCCAAAAAAGAAATTGAAGCAAAACTAAAGACTGTACAACAAGAAGAAAATATTCTTAATGCTAAATCGCGCCAGGCATTTATGGAAGCGCAAACCGCTAATAAAAATTTACAGCGGTTAGAGAGAGACAAAAAACAACTAGAAGAAAAAAGAGCGACACAAGAAAAGCGTTTAACTGAAAGAGGTGGTTATGAATTAGAAAAAGAATCACCTGAAATGCAAAGAATTAAAGACGAGGCGGAAAGTCTTTATAAACAAAAAAGTAATTTAGAAGAACTAATTCAGGACAAGTCCAAAGTTTTGTATGAACAAACTCTAAAGAAGTTAGGGTTTGAAGAAAAAGATTTAGAGAATAAAGAAAAACGCGCCCAGTTTGATAAAGAATACGCAGAAAAAAGAAAATCGTATGAAGTAGAAAAAGTAAAGGTTGATCAGCAGTTATTAGAACTTGATAAGAAACGGGTTCTATTAATGCAAGAGCAAGTTAATTCTACAACTACTGGGGCACCAAAAACTGCTAGCTCGCCGGGTACTACTAGCACACCGGGCGCCAAATCAACTTCAGGACCAGGTACTACACCTTCAAGCGCAGTAAAACCCAAAGATGCGGGAGGAGGTCGCGGATCTTTCGGTATGCCCCAAGTACAGGCCGATGAAGGGGTTGAAGTTGCAGGAGGGGGAAAAGCTTCACCGCAAAAAATTCTTGATTTTATAGCAAAACATGAAAGTCGTGGTGACTATAATATATTAGTAGGTGGCAAAAAGGCGCCCCTAACTAAGGCAACAGTAGGAGCAGTACAAGATTTTCAAAAGACAATGGTGCCAGAAGGTTACGAATCTTCTGCTGTTGGTAGATATCAAATTATTAGATCAACTTTAGCTAGTGCAGCAAAAGATGCCGGAGTAACCCGCGATCAGCTTTTTGATGAGCAGACACAAGATAGTTTGGGTACTGCTTTATTAAAAAGAAGAGGGTATGACAAATATGCTAGTGGCGAAATGTCAGCGGCGCAATTTGCTGATAGTTTAGCTATGGAATGGGCTTCTTTACCTAAAGAAGATGGCAGATCACATTATGCAGGTGTAGGATCAAATAAAGCTTTAACATCCCGTAAAGAATTCATGGATGTATTAGAACAAGCAAGAACAGGTGGTTTCTTCTCCGGACCTGAATCAGGTTACCCAGTTTTATTACATGGTAATGAACTAGTAGTAAGTCAACCCGATATTCCTGGAATGGTGGATGCATTAAGCAAAGTTAAAAAGACAGAAATACAAAGCTTGATCAAATCTAACTCTACTACCACAGAACCTACTGTTACTACAACAGATGACTCTTTACGCCCAATGATGGAATTACAAAATGATATGATAGAAATGTTATCCGAAAAATTGGATGCTATGATTAGTAAATTGTCTACAAGCAATGATATTCAAGACAGGATATTAACATATCAGCAAACTTAAAATAAATACTTAACTATGACCTATAAAAAGAAATTCCTTAACCGAAGTGGCGTGTCTAGCCCAATTTCAGGCGCTAACAGTAATAGTGGAGCTTGGAACGGTAGTCCTGGGCAAAATGGTAGTTCTACTGGTGGTTGGAATAACTTAGATTGGGGTTATAGAAATTATATGAGTAGACTTCCCGAAGTCTATACAGGTCATCCAAATAGAATTGAACGGTACAATCAGTATGAAATGATGGATGTGGATGCTGAAATTAATGCATGTTTGGACATCATTTCAGAATTCAGTACTATGAAAAATGAACATAATAAGACACCGTTTATGTTTGATTTTTCAGAAGATCCTACCCCGCACGAAGTTGAAATTCTAAAAACTCAGTTACAACAATGGTGCAAACTAAACGAATTTGATAGCAGAGTTTTTAAGATTTTTAGAAATGTTATAAAATATGGCGACCAAGTTTTTGTTCGTGATCCTGAAAACTTTAAATTATATTGGGTAGATATGGTTAAGGTTATTAAAGTCATTGTAAACGAAAGCGAAGGTAAAAAGCCTGAACAGTATGTCCTTAAAGACCTAAATATTAATTTACAAAATCTATCAGTTGCACAAAAAACCAATACTGACTTTGCTGCTAACCCAGCAACAGGTCTTGGTGGCACTGGTGGCGGAACCAATACACCTTATACTGTTCCTGCAATGCCATATAATACAACAGGATCAAGATTTACGCTTGGCCAAAGCGAGTCTGCTATAGATGCTAAACACATCGTTCATCTAAGCCTCACTGAGGGATTGGACCGCTTTTGGCCTTTTGGCCAGTCAATACTGGAAAACATATTTAAAGTTTACAAACAAAAAGAATTATTAGAAGATGCTGTTCTAATCTACCGTGTACAACGCGCTCCTGAGCGTAGAATGTTCAAGATTGACGTTGGTAACATGCCAAGTCATATGGCTATGGCATTC